TGCCGCTGATCGCGCGGACGGCAAGGCGCAAGACGCGAATGTGCCCTTGCCGAGCGACAGCAGCCACGTCGCCGCGGCTGCCGAGGCTTCGGCCTCCACCACCGCAGCCGACACCGCCGCGCAAGTCTTCGCCGCGATGATGGCCGCTCGCGCCGCAAAGTCCCGTGTCCGGCGATAGCCTGCGCGAAATCATCGAGACCGCCCGGCAAGCGCTGCCGGAGGTTCCCGCGGACGTGTGGGACCGCTTCGAGGCCGCCGTGCGCCGCGAGCACGGCGCGACGCGAATCTACATCGCCGCCCACACCAAGCGCCGACTGCTGCGCGAGATTGCCGCGCCGGCGGCTGAAGAAGACGCCGCCGCCCTGGCCCTGCGCCTTGGCGTAAGCGTGCGACGCGTGCAGCAATTGCGGCAACTGTGCAAGTAGACTATTGTTTATTTTTGATTGGGGGAACCATGGACTACCTAGAACTCATTGAGCACAGCTATGCAGTGGAGGCAGAAGAAGGCGGAGAAAAGTATAGCCGCCTGGAATACCTGGGAGAGCACATATTTGACTTTACGACCTACGACACAACAATGATGGAGCTATTTGCCAAGATGGCCGTCGAGGTTTGCGATGCAATCACAAATCGGACGACTTTCGACTATATCAAGGATGATGACAAGTATTTGTGGTATTTGCTAATGTGCAATATGCCGTTTTTCATGTCGCGACTTGAGTGGGGGAGCTCAATGCGTGGGGCGTGGTGGAATGGGGAAAATGGAGCAATCGAGATAAGCAGTTGCGGGCTTTGGTATGGCTACGAGCAGAAACTGGAGCCAATGCGTTTTAGTCGCAAAGAGTGGGATGCCTTTATTCGCGCTGTAGTTGTTTTCTCTGGCGGGGAAACTCAGAAGAAGCAGGGATAAATACAGTGAACACCAACCCATCCGAAACCGATCCCGCCCGCATCAAGCGCCTCGCTGAAAAGCTCGCGACCATGGCCTTTGCCATGGAGTCCGGAGGAGGCGAAGCCGCCACGCTGTTTCTCGCCGCAGAAACGCTCGACGCGCTCGACGGCGCCCTGCGCAAAGAGCGCGAGACATCGATGTGGCTCGACTCCGCCATGCACGATATCGCCGTCCTGCTCGGCGGGGGACAAGTCAGCCCCTACGAGCGCACCGACGACCCGATTGCCCTGGCGCGCAGCAAAGCGGGGTATGCGTGCCTTGCGGTTTCGCGCGTAAAGCACAACAATGAAAAACAGCGCATCTAACGCAAAAGTCGGCGCGCCTAACGTTCGAGCTAACCGCGCCAATGACGGCGCTACAGGAGAAGGAAAATGGAAAAAAAGAAACCCGCTGGAACTTGTCAGGTTGATCGAGTAGTTAGACGCTGGGCTGTTGCTGCGCTTGTGTTGGCATGCTCTGGCTGCAGCGTCGAACAGCGCGAGGCTGGCGCCGCGCCGAAGGGCTGGAAATCGTTTGTGGCTCCAGGAAACGTCATGACATACGTTGCGCCTGTGACGATGGACGACGGCACCCGATGCGTGGTGACGTTTGGCAACAGCTCTGGGAGCGGCGTGTCTTGCGACTGGTCTAGCGCCAAGTAGCGCAGACCGCTGACGTAACCGGTATTGCGCCAGAGAAAGAGCAACCATGAGCGAAGAAATGCCGCCGCAGCCTCCTTGTCGTGCCGACGAAATCGAAAATCTCGCTATAGCCGACATAAAGGCGCATTTAATTCGACCCTGGCCACTTTCTCCCTGCAACAATGAAAAACCTCGCATCTAACGCAAAAGTCGGCGCGCCGGAACGGCGTTTGCTGGGCTAACTTTTTTTTGACGATTGATATGTGACAAAATGGCACAAATCGACCCCAAACTGCAAAAGCGCATTTCCGCGGCAATCACCGAATTTGCGGACAGGCTCAGGAATCTCGGGCTGGCATCGGGCGCCGCTGCGCTTGCCGTGCAGGACATGGCAATTGAACTGGACAAAGACGGACGCAAAGCGGCCGAATGCGCTGCGGCATCAGCGATCGAGAAAGCGCGGAGGTGATGCCGAACGCATGAATTGAGGCGCCTTCGCGGCTTTATCGCGAAGGTCGCTTCGAATGAAATGTTATGGCGCATTTTTAATAGGAAGAATTGATGAGTAAAGACGAAATAGCGAACCCGTGCAACTTACGAGCATAGTCGGCCGCCCGGCGAAATTTCTTGCCTATTCCCGCGCGCCAGGGTCAGCCACAATGACCCCCCATGACCCTGGCCATCCCCGAAACCGAACCGCTTTCTATCCGCGCCGGCGACTCCCTTGCCTGGTCGCGCTCGCTCCCCGAGTACTCCGCCGCTGACGGCTGGACACTCAAATACCGCATTCTCTGGACAACGGGCAGCAGCCCGGTCAGCTTCTCGGCTGCCGGCGTCGGCACGCAGCACACCGTCAACCTCGCCGCGGCCGTGACGGCCGCGTGGGCCGCTGGCCGCGCCACTCTGTTTGTGTTCGTCGAGCGCCCCATTGCCGGCCCGGCAACCGAGCGCGTCTCGCTCGAAACCAAGACCATCGAAATCGCGGCCAACCTGGCCACCGCGACCACCTTTGACGGCCGCAGCGCCAACGTCAAGGCGCTCGACGACCTCAATGCCGCCATGGCCAGCTACTGCACCGCCGGACATGGCCCTGTCGCCGAGTACCAGATCGGCGACCGCCGCATGAAATTCCGCAGCACCACCGAAATTGCCGAGCTCATTGCCTACTACGAGCGCCAAGTCGCGATCGAGCGAGGCGGACGGCGAGCCGTCTATTACCGCGGCTGACCAGGAGCCCACGACATGCGCTTCCTCGACCTCCTCGCCAAGCCCTTCCGCCGCGCGCCGCGCGAAACCGCCGCCGATCGCGCCGCGTGGATCGACGGCGCCGTGCGCCACCTCGCCGCGCAGTCTCACCAGGCGAGACTGGCCTGTCTGCGCACTGCCTCGCGCAGCTTCGAGGCTGGCGAAACGCCGTCATGGGTCTCGTCCTGGGCGACGACCGCCGCCGGCATCAACGAGGATTTGCACAACCAATTGCCGGCGATGCGCGCCCGCTCGCGCAACCTGGGGCGAAACAATGAGTGGGCCAAGCGCTACCGGATCCAACTCGTCGACAACGTGCTCGGCTCCGCCGGCATCCGCCTGCAGATGCGCCTGCGCCAGGCCGCGCGCGGACGGCAGCAAGCCGCCGGCACCGCTCCCCTCGACAGCGAGGCCAATGCGCTCCTCGAAGCCGCGTGGGCCAGGTTCGGCAAGCGCGGCAATTGCGAAGTCTCCGGCCGCCTCTGCTGGAAAGAAATCGAGACCCTGATGCTGTGGTCTCTCGCGACAGACGGCGAAATCCTCTACCGATTCCGCCCCGGCGCCGGGCCGTTCAGGATTCAGCTCCAACTCCTCGACCCCACGCTGCTCGACGTCACCGTGCGCCGCGAGTACCAGGGCCGCCGCGTGCGCATGGGCGTCGAGATCGACGACGACGGCAAGCCGGTGGCCTACTGGCTGCGCGCCGCGAAAGCCGGCGACCTGGGCATTGACTCCAGCACTGTCGGCGCGCATGTGCGCATCCCCGCCGAGCAAATCCGCCACCGCTTTCTGGTGGAGGAAGTCGACCAGATTCGAGGCGTGCCGCAGCTCGCCATCGGCGCGCGCCGCCTGCACATGCTGCACGACTTCGAGGACGCCGCTGCCGTCGCCTGCTCCAACAGCGCCAAGCGCCTCGGCTTTTTCGTCAGCCCAAGCGGCGACGCGCCGCCCGGATTCGCCGATCAGATCGTGTCATCCGTCCTCGATGCCGCGCACGCCGCCGGCAAGGTGCTCACCCCGGACGAAATCCAGCAAATCACCGCCAGCGCCGAGAAATACACCACCACCGTCCCCGGCACATTCGACACCGTTCCGAGCGGCTACGATTTCCGGCAGTACGACTCGCCCTGGCCAAACATCGACTCAACCGAGTACGTCAAAAGCCAGGTGCGCGGCTGGTCAGCCGCTCAGGGCGCCTCGTATGTCTCGATCGGCAACGACCTCGCGGACGTCAATTACAGCTCGGCGCGCGTC